GAAATATCTGATTTACAAAACAAAATAGATTCCTTTAGTGGAGATGAATTTGTACAGCGTATGGAGTTTCAGCTTAAAGATGAATTAATACGTTCTAATGTAATTCAAATAGATAACCTCACAAAAAATTTAAAAGAGGATATACAAGAAAATAAAGAATCAATTAGAGATTTAGAAATTAAAGTATTTAGAAGATGAAACATTTACTATATGTTCTTTTTGTATTATTGGTGTGTTCGTTAAATGCACAAGAAACAACTGTTTTACAAATTAATGCAAAATGGAATTATAAAAACAATTATGATTTATCAAGCATAAAAAACGCTGTAATCAAATTTAGTTATTTAAAAGACCAACCTGCAGACATAAGAAAAAACATAACAGCAGTTCCAGTAATTGCTATAATAGATAAAAATGGTAAAGTTAGAATGCAGTATGTAGCTGATCTATCATTTAAAATACAAGCTACAAAACAACAAATACAAGAAATAGTTAACATTATATCAAAAGAATAATTATGGAATTTATAAAACATCTTTTTGGTTTATGTGGCGAAAGTCATCTAAACATTTTTACAATAATAATAACACTAATTATATTAAAAATAAGTTATGAAAAATATTTTAGCAAAATTATTTGGAGGAGCAGGAGGTAATATAGCAGAAAAAATATCTGGCATAATAGACACACATACTTTTAGTAAAGTTGAAAAAGCTCAATTTGAAAAAGAGATGGAACAGATATTTATTAAAGCAGAACTTGATTTAGAAAAAGAAATAACGTCAAGACACGCTAACGATATGGCTTCCGATAGTTGGTTAAGTAAAAACATACGACCTTTGCTAACTATATTTTCTTTAGTTCTATATACTTTATTTGCAGTTACAGACGGAAACATAGGAGAATTTAATATAGCTAATCAATATGTAGATTTGCTTGGTCAAATAGTTATAATGAGTTTAGGGTTTTATTTCACATCAAGAGGTATAGAAAAAACAGCTAAAATAATGAGAAAGTAAAGTTTAATAAATTTTTATATATTTGTTTAGCTTATAGCAAAACTTGCACAACCTAATAAAGATGGAAGGTGCTTGGAACAGGTAATTAAATTATTTCTTTTTTGTAGGCTTTTTTCTTTCTTTTTCTTTTTGTCCTTTTTCTTTTTCTTTCTTTTTAGTTATTATGAAATGTATTAAGTGTAAAATTAAAATGTTATATTTAGGTAGTAATCAAAATGGTTTTTTCTACCTATGTAAAAAATGCAATTACGTTATGCCTACAAATGAAAAAATTAACCAGAAGTAAACTAATTAAAAAACTTGACAAAGTATTTAGTTTATATATAAGACAAAGATATGCTAAAAACGAAATAGCTCAATGTTTTACTTGTGGCAAAAAAGACCATTATAAAAGACTTCAATGTGGTCATTTTCAAAGTCGCAGACATTATTCAACAAGATGGGATGAAATAAATTGCCAAGTACAATGTGCAGGATGTAATGTTTTTAAGTATGGAGAACAGTTTATATTTGGTAAAAATCTTGATTTAGAATATGAAGCTGGGTGTTCTGAATCACTTTACTATAAAGCAAAACAAATAACTAAATTTTCTACACCAGAAATTGAGGAGTTAATAACTAAATATAACTTGTTAATAAAGGACTTAAACTAATTTTTATATTTATATAGTTCTGTTACATTTGTCTTTGTCAAGAAAGGGGGTTAATTAAATTAGCTCCTTTTTTTTATTTATTAAATAAATTGTTTATATTTATATTTCACAAATACAATAAATATGACAACAGAAAGAACAATTTCCTATCACGAACATTACGTTCAAGTTGGTTTCTATCAAAACTTTATTAAAGACAAAGAAGAAGAAATCAAAGACTTAAAAAAACAATTAGACTTTAGTAATCAAGAAAATGAAATGCTAAATGCTAAATTGGAAGTTTCACAAAAAAACAGAATAACATTATGAACAAAGAAAAATTAAAAGAACTTTACGAGAAGTACGAATTAAATCCTAATCACTTTTTTAAACATCAACACTACACAATTATAACTCGTGCAGGTATAGATGCAATACAAGCTAAAGCACAAATTAACATTACTTATGATGTAGTAAAGTGCGAACCTAACTTTGCAGTATTTAAAGCTATTGCAACTAAAGGAGATTCCAAAATAGAAACATTTGGAAGTGCATTAAAAGGAGCAGGTTTTAAAGATGGTTCTACTAATTCTTGGTATGTAGCTGAAATGGCAGAAAAACGTGCAATGTCAAGGGGTGTATTAAAACTATCAGGGTTTTACGAACTGGGTGTAATGTCAGAAGATGAATCTGAATCATTTAAAAAGAAAACTACAAAAAAAGAATTAATAACTAAAATTAAGAAAGATGTATAAAGAACATAACGCATTTGAAAACCAAATATTTGACCATTATAGGCAAAAAGCAAAAGAAATAAATAAAGCTATAGAACTTTTAACTGAACACAATTATACAGTTATTGACCTACAAGGCAAATGGATTACAAAAGAAAACATTAATTAAAATCAATAAATTATGAGTGCAATTATCAATGCAAGTATTAGAGTAGATAAACTACCTAAAGAAAAATTCATCAAAGGTAAAGACGGAGCTGTATATTACAACTTAACAATATCTTTAAATGATGAAACAAGATACGGAAACAACGTAGCTATTATGGATTCACAAACAAAAGAAGAAAGATTAGCTAAAGCACAAAAGAACTATCTTGGAAATGGTAAAGTAGTATGGACTAACGACATTATTAAGTTAGCAGAAAGAGAAGGAGCAAACACAACTGCTCCAGTATCTAACGACCTACCATTTTAAGAACTAAAAAACATTTATTTTTTAAGAGGGGTCTAACACACCCCTTTTTTTTATATATTTATGCAAATGCAATTACGACTGGACGAACAACAAACAGAACAATATCTTATTATGCAATCTATTGAAGAAGATTGTACTATAGATATAAATGAAAAATTAGAATATCCTCCTGTAGCCATATCGCTTGGAGAAACATTAATAAAAGGAAAAAATAAAGATATGCTTTTACCTATACCAATAGGAACTTATGGAAACTTTAGCTTTGTACAAGCACCTCCAAAGACTAAAAAGACATTCTTTATATCATTACTTGCTTCTGTTTATTTATCTGACCAAAATCATTTTGGAGGAGATTTAAAAGGGCATAGAGAAGGCAAAGAGTTAATCCACATAGATACTGAAATGGGCAAATGGCATTGCCAAAAAGTATTTAAAAGAGTAGCAGAAATGGCAGGAACATCTGATGGCTATTTAACTTATGGATTAAGAAGAATAGGTTATAAAGATAGAATTGACTTTATTGATTATTGTTTAGAACATAAAGCTGAAAAAGCTGGTTTACTTATTGTAGATGGTATTGCAGATTTATGTGCAGACGTTAACAACATAGAAGAATCAAATGCTTGTGTGCAAAGACTTATGGAATGGTCAGCTAAATACAATGTACATATTATGTGCGTGATACATTCTAACTTTGGAAGTGATAAACCTACAGGACATTTAGGTTCATTTCTTGAAAAAAAAGCAGAAACACAAATACAATTAGAAGCAAATACAGTTAATAAAGAATGGATAACCGTAAAGTGCAAAAGAAGCAGGGGTTATGCGTTTGAGACATTTAGTTTTAAGGTAAATGAAATAGGACTACCTGAAATCGTAGGGGATTTATACGACCCATTACAAAACTAAATTATGAAGAATTACTTATCGGAAATCTATAAGAAACACCAAATATGGATTGACATTGTTTGCTCCTTTGGATGTAATAAAGAAACAGCAGAAGATATAACACAAGAGATGTATATTAAGATTCAAAAAAGAATTAACAAAGGTTTAGACATTGATTTTGGAGATGACTATAATTATTACTATATTTTTAAAACATTAAAATCTTTGTTCTTGGATTTAAAACGCAAAGAAGCAAAAGTAAATACGCTATCTATAGACAATATGAGGGATTTTTTAGCAGACTTTGACGCAGCTAATTATGAAGAAGTTTATGCTACAATACAAAACGAATTAAACAATATGTATTGGTATGATAAAAAAATATTTGAAATAGTTGAAGGTGGAGAAAGTATTGCACAACTATCAAGAAAGTCTGGCATACCTTACTATTCACTTTACAACACTTATAAAAAAGTAAAAGAGAAACTAAAAAAATTATTATGACATTAGACATTACAGAAGAACTTAAATTAAAATGTTGGAATTATTTGCAAAATAATAATATGGGCAATAGACATTCTGCTAATGGAAATAAAGAAAACCAATTAGTAGGTTTATTAGGAGAAGTTTTGACTAAAGAAGTATTTAATGTAAAACATAAATTTACTAATGGATTTGATGGAGGATTTGATTTTTTGTATAAGAATAAAAAAGTTGATGTAAAAACTATGGGTAGAAATGTATTTATGAAGGATGAATATGTACACCATTTGATAGCCTTTCAAGATAAATTTGATTGCGAAATATATATATTTAATTCATTGAACAAAAAAAACAATGTTTTAGAAATATGTGGTTGGGTTACAAAAGATGAATTATTACAAAAATCAGAATTTTTAAAAAAAGGTACTTTAAGAAAAAGAAATAATGGAACAAATTTTAAATTAAAAACAAATGGTTATTTTATTAAAAACAATCAATTAAATAATATAAAAGAATTATTATGAAATTAGGAGACTTAATATTCTACATTACAAAATATACAGGCATCAAATGGCTTGTAGACAAATATCATAGCTATATGGGAACTGAATGTAATTGTGACAAAAGACGTAAAGACTGGAATGAAATAAAAATTAAAAGATGGTAAAATTTAATAAATATGATTTCAAAAGATGGGAAGAATTTAGGCTTTCAAAAAAATCAACAATTAGTCGTGAAGAATTTGAAATGGTTTGTCAGTTCCACTCGACCTACTATAAGCATCCGATGCACCACCCTTGTACCTGCAATCCAAAACTAATTAATAAATGGATTAAAGAACTTAATGTAGTATGGGATAATGGGAATTAAAACAATACAAAAACTTGAGCAAACAGTTGTTAAATTTCTAAATCTTGATGGCTGGAATTTAGAATGGACTGGAGATGGTTTTAAACATTATGACGCTTGTGGTTTCACAAAAAAAGGAAATCCTTGTGTTATTGAAATGAAATTTAGAAAAAAATATTATGAAGAAAAAATGTTAGAAAAACACAAATACGATGCGTTAATGAAAATAGATACAAACGTAGTAAAACTTTATTTTGTAAACGACAATAAAGGAAATTACTTGTACTGGCTAAACGCATTAGAACTTCCAGAACCAGTAGATATGTATTGCCCTGATACTACACTATGGACTAAAAAAAGATTACTTAAACCTGTTTATTTACTCAAGGAAAACGAAGCCACAAGAATAAATCTAAATTAGATTATTAAACATTTTGTTTATAAACCAATTTTGTTTAGTTTTATAGAATGATATTACTCATAGACGCAGACAGCTTAATCTTCGCAAGTTGCTACAGAACAAAAGACGAAGAAAACCAAGACCCTTACTATAGAGACATAGAAGATTCTATTGCTAAATTCGATGAACAATATATGAAGATTGTAAACGATTTAGAAGAAGATTACGAAATAGAAAAAGTAATTACATTTAACGGAAGCAAAGGAAACTTTAGAAAAATACTAACACCAGTATATAAAGCAAACAGAAAGAAGCAAGAATTACCTCCACTTCTTCACGATATGCACCAATACGTTAAAGATACTTTTGAAAGCAAATTTGTATATGGATTAGAAACAGACGATTTAGTAGCTAAATATTGGCAAACACTATCAAATGAATTTGGAAGGGATAATGTAATGATTGTAAGCATTGACAAGGACTACAAACAATTTCCTTGTTTAATGTATAACTATCACTATAAACATAGAGTAGTATTAGACATAAGTGAAGAAGAAGCATTATATAACTTCTATGAACAAATGATAGTCGGGGATGTGGCTGACAATGTAAATTACTTTCGGGGACGAGGAAAAGCATTTGCAAAAAAGTATTATGCAAATTGTAAAACCAAATATCAATACACAAAAAAACTATACGAACTATTTAAAGAACAATACAAAGG